GATCTGCTATTGGTGATGGCATTATAGATCTTGGAACACAAATAAAACAAGATGCCAATACGGGAGCATCAGGTATTGTGGCAGCAAAACTTGGACATCTTGGTCAAACAGCCAGCACACTCTCTATCACAAATGGTGGTGTAAATTACGAAGACGCAACATATCCTTCTGTTAGTTTTGTAAGTCTTACAGGAGCTGGATCTGGAGCTGTAGGTGTCGTCACTGTGTCTAGTGGTGTTGTCACTGGAGTCACAGTTATAGATGGTAGCACTGGAACAGGGTATCAAGTAGGTGATACTTTGAGTGCTTCTCTTGGCACTAGGGGATTGGGTCAGAATTTATTACTGACTGTTGGTGTAACAACTGGTGTAAATTCACTTCTTCTAACAAATAGTAAGGGCACATTTGACACAACAAATCCAATACAATATCATGATGATACATTAGGTTATGGTGTAACAGTGGCAGGTATCATACCATCCACAGTCACAACAAATACAGATCAGTATGATGGACTTCATTTCAAAGTCTCGCATCCTAATCATGGAAACCACGCTGCAAATAATACAGTCAAAATAAATGGCATTACAGGTGATAGTGTTCCAACAAAAACAACTGTTGCTTATGGTGTAAGTGATACAAGCGTGGTTAGTGTGGCAAGTAGTATCGGGTTCAATTTCTTTGAGGGTGCACAAGTAACAGCCAGCAATCCTGGTTTTGCATTACTAGGTGATGAAATCATACAGTATACATCTGTTGGTACTAACCAGTTGAGTGGTACTATAACCAGAGGAAATGATGATACGTTTGCAAGAACCTATCCTATAGGAACACCTGTACAGAAATATGAATTGTCTGGTGTATCACTTAGAAAAATTAACACACAGCACTCATTGATAAATGTATCCTCGTCTATTGAGGATAAAGTTACTCTTGACTCATATCATGTGAAGATCACTGGTTCTACATTATTCTCTAAGGATAAACCTGGTGGTGGTACAAAAGGTAAGGGCACCACTAATGTATTGTTCGACACAATTACACCTGCAATAGCACATAGTGTACCTAAGGGCACAGTCATCGATACAAGAATAAGAACTTCAGGTGCAACCAGTGTAAGTGGTTCTGAGATATCATTTGGTGATAAAGGTTATGAGGGTATTTCACTTGTCAATGAGACAAAATTCCCCGACCTTCGTATGGTTGCCTCTAAAGTAAATGAGTCAGTTCAAATGACAACAAGACCAGGTGAAAAATCCTTGACAGTTGACCTAAGTTTAGGTACTGACAATGAAAATGTCTCACCTGTGATCGATGCATTCAAAAGTTCTATAAATGTATCAACAAATAGAATCAATAAACCTATTGACAACTATGCTACAAGTAGTAGATCAAATCAACTTGATGATCCACATGATCAGTTATATCAAACTAAAGTAATCATGTTGGAGAACCCTGCTACGTCAATCAAAGTAATTTTCGGTGCGTTTAGACCACCAGCTTCAGATATCAGGGTATTGTATAGATTATTCAGAGCAGATACTGACTCTTTAGATACAGTATTTGAATTGATGCCTGGTTTTGAAAACTTAGATTCTGCTGGATTCGTTATTTCTGAAAAGAATAATAATGGTAAACCTGATAGGAACGTGGTTCCTAGTTTGGATGATCAGTTTGTAGACTATGAGTATACAAAAAATGGTTTACCACCATTTACAGGATTCCAAGTAAAAGTTGTCTTCTCATCAACAAACCAAGCAGCAGCACCTAAATTACTTGACTTCCGTGCCATCGCTGTGGCATAATGGAGGTATGAAGTTACGTCTACCAAAAAGAAAGTTGTACGTAATTGCTTTACGTCTTCAACGCTGGCCAGTAAAATGGTGGGATGAGAAGGTAGAAGCAAAACGTAAAGAGAAGGAACTCAGACGTAAAAGAATTGAATCACTTTACCCTAAGAAAAAATGATCAACGCATGGTCACTAGCATATGAAGTATTGGAGGGGACGCTAGATGAAACATACCCAATCAAAAAAAATCAAGGTGGAAAATCACCCGTCACTGATGAGGGATGTGAAGACGAATGCGATAGTGAACACTGACAGTACAGCGTACGTGCGTTACATGAATGATAAAAATGCACGTCTATCGCAAAAGGACGAAATAGATAGACTCAAAGATGAGATAGAGTTATTGAAACAACTAATTCATCAACAGAATAAATAGGTTTATGGCAGTTCCATCAGTCAATATTCAAATAGAACAAGGGGCAACTTTCTCTTCAACATTCGATGTGAAGAAGAGTGATAACTCCCCGTTGAATCTCAATGGATTCAGTTTTAGTGCGAAGATGAGAAAACATGCTGCTGCAGCAGGTTCAATAGGTTTTGCTGCGACGTATGGATCTACACCTGCTAACGGTCAGGTAACTTTATCCATGACACCTGCACAAACTGGTATCATAACCTCTGGTAGATACGAGTACGATGTGCTGATCACTAATAACTTTTCTGGTGCGAAAACAAAAATTTTCACTGGGCAAGTAATGGTAAACCCTACATCGGCATTATGATATGTCTTCTGTTAGACTAAATTCATCACACGGTGACGATGACATAGGGGCACAACCATCAGTTAGATTTTCTAGAGACAAAGAAGAATTCGACATTGTACGAGATGATGAATTTTTTATTGTAAAACTAGGTGAACAGAGAACTGTATTCACTGCTGGAGACGAAGAAGTGGCAAATTTAAGAGACATCTCAGATATTAATTCGAGTATGATAAGTGCAGGGGTAGGCACAAGCTTTATCCTTACTTATGATGCTGTAGAAGATAATTTCAAATTTGTTTCTCCAGATTCTATTATAGACTCTGCTGTAGGTAATGAGTCAGGTCCTGCTGGATTCAGTGCTCAAGTAATAAGCAATCTTGTCGATACCCTTGACGTACAATTAGATGATAAAATTGATCTCGACGCTGGAACTTGGTAATTTAATAAATATAAACTAGGCAATTACAACGAAATAGATGGCGGCTCCAGTATTACAGTTTAAGAGAGGTAACCTTTCGAGTTTGCCAGGTTTACAAGCAGGTGAACCAGGATTTACAATTGATAAGTATGATCTTTATGTTGGTATAGACTCTACAACTGGAAATAACCAATTCATAGGATCAGGAAGATTTTGGGACAAGGGTGATGCAACTAATGCATCTGGTGTAAAGTTAGTTGAGGCACAGAACAACGGTGCAAGTGCCATTACTATCAAGGCACCTTCTTCACTGGCAGACAACCAAGTCTACACAATGCCAGCAGATGCAGTCGCTGATGGTTTCTTGAAGTGTAATGGATCAGGAGAATTTTCATTTGATACTGCACCTCAGAACGCAGGGGCAGTCACAACAGTTACAGTTGCAGATGAGTCAAGCGATACAACATGTTTTCCATTGTTTGCTGTATCTGCTACAGGTGGTATTGCACCTAAAACTGGTTCTAATCTAACATTCAATTCATCATCAGGAGCACTGACAGCAACATCTTTTGTTGGTAACTTGACTGGTAATGTTACTGGTAATACATCGGGATCATCTGGATCTTGTACAGGTAATTCAGCAACTGCTACTGTTGCTACTAATGCACAAGGACTCACTGGCACACCAAATATAGCAGTTGGGACTATCACAGGATCAAACCTGACTCTTAGTGGTAACCTGACAGTAAACGGTACTACCACTCAGGTCAATACAACAAACACAACTATTGAAGACGTTCTACTTGAATTACAAGTTGTTGACGGTGGTGCATTGGGTAGTGATACAGACAAAGACGTTGGTCTAGTATTGAACTACTACAGTGGATCTGCAAAGAAAGCAGCAGTATATTGGGATGATTCAGCAGGTAGAATAGTATTAGGTTCAGAAGTATCTGAGTCCTCAGGTGTATTGACAGCAAGTGCATACTCAGGACTAGAGATTGGATCTCTATTTGTGAATGACTGTGCAGGTCAAACTCAAGTCATATCTTGTTCTGGCACAACTAGGTCATTAGAAAATATAACCATAGACGGTGGTTCCTTCTAAAAGTGGTAGTTCATCCTGATATAAGAAAGAAAGTTATAAGACTTTTAGATGAAAAAAATATAAAAGAAATTTCAATACCAAAAATAGAAATTGATATAGGTTGTGTCCCCCTATCAAACGATTTGGGAGATGTTATTGCTGAAAAAACAGTGGAGATTATGACTGATACATAGTGTAGTACGTATTTTTTTATAATGAATGAAGATGTAAATTCACTCCTTCAAGTATATCAAGCACGAATAAACAATCTCACTGCTCAGAACATTGCTTTTGAGGCAAAGATCTTGACTCTACAGAAACAGATTCAATCTTATCAAGAGAAGATAAGTGTCACAGCACCTGTTCCAGAGGCAGTTGATGGTGGAGAACTTGAAACAAAAACTGAGTGAGTATTTTAATGGGATCTGGAAAGACACGAATTATGAATACCTTGAGCATTCTGGTTATTCTCTGGTCGATTACATTAATAATCAAAAACCATCTAGCGTCTTAGATGTTGGGTGTGGGTACAATAAACTCAAGGATAAGATTCATAATTTAGTAGGTATAGATCCTTTCAATGACGCTGCAGACATAAAAGTATCAATAGAGAATTATAAATCAGCACCGTATGATATTGCTCTATGTTTGGGATCAATAAACTTTGGTGATGAAAAAACAATTGACAATCAGATAGAAAAACTTCATACACTTTGGAGAAGTAAAGCGATATTCAGAGTCAATCCTGGCATACCTCATGCAGGTTGGGATCAATTTATTGAGTGGTATCAATGGACACCAGAAAAGATATATTCAATCGCTGAACAATATAAATATGGTGTAGAGTGTCTCAAAATGGAGTACACAAAAGAAAAAGATCTCAGATACTTTTTCATATATACTAAATAACAATTGTAGATAGGTAACTTAAAATGCTTTCTGGAACAGATTTCGTCAAGAAGATCAAGGAAGGAAACAAAGAATTATTTGAAGCATCACGCTCAAACGTTCGTCGTTTCTTCGATTCTAAACCATCTGATGAGTATCTTGTCGAGCACTTCCGTGGACGTATGGTCAACGAAGCTCAGAACATGTACGCAATCGCTGGTCAAGTCGCATCCGCAGATCCTTCTACAGACGTAAAAGACTTAGAACTTCTAAGCCGTCAAGCTATGGACGAAGCAAAGCACTTCCGTATGGTAAAGGAAGTAATCGAGCACATCACTGGTGAAGAACTAGATGTTGCTGCTGCATTTGCTGAAGAGGCAGAAAAACCTCAGGCAAAAGGTGCATCACTTCTTGAGAAGTATGAAGCATCAGATGATGAAGCTGCACTTGCTGCATACCAATTGGTTGCAGAGGGAAGAGCAGAAGCAGTATGGAACGAAATGGCAGACTGTGTAGAAGATAAGTTTATCTCTTCACGTTATGCTACTATCGCTAAAGATGAAGGATTTCATTCAAACTTAGGTGGACGTACACTCTCCAAGATTGTTGAGGGTAAGGAAGATCTTCAAGCACATGTACTTGGACTTGTAGAGAAGATGAGAGCAGACTTACTAGAGATTAGTAACAAAAATACTGCTACTCCTCTGGCCGTTGTGTAAAAGGTTCTCTACCTTTTCGTATCTCACGATCTAACCAGTGCTCTTTGCACGGGAACACATACTTATGATTGGCATCGACAGTTATAAAATTGTCGATGCCTTCTTTTGTGACTGGAAATTCTAGCATACGACCAAGATACTCAACATACTTTTCCTTGTATAGGAAGAATGCTTCATGGTCAATAAAGTGTACTGCCATGTCTTTATAGTATGAAAGGGCAGTATCCATGGTGCACTCACCACCTACTCTTACTTGTTGTAGTTCGTTTATATTTCTATCTCTTACAATTACTGCTATGACTGGCAACACACCTAGTTCAAATGCTCTCATTGCAACTTCTTTTATCTTGGGTGTCTGTCTTACACCATCATAAAAGAAAGGCACACTGACATTTGTACAGAAGTATTCACCATCTGCAAAGTGTTCTTTTGTTAGTTCCTCAGGTTTTACAAAAAATCTAGCAAAAGGTTCTTCATCACTAGGAACCCAATACTTATCGTGTAACTTCTCCCACCCAATCACGTTGGGGTGTAGGGATAGGATTCTGGCGAACAGGTGATTCCCAGATCCCTGAGGTCCTGTTACAATCAGTAGTTTTTTCATTGGCGTTCCAGTGACGGATTACTCCGCTAATAATAAAGCAATTAGTAATAAGGTAGGTAAAGAATATAATAGACCGTACCACAAGTACGTGATTGTCATATTCTTTTGTTCTGTCGTCTGAGAATGATCCGAGTGCATACTTCCAAATCCTAGCAGCACGGTCTAGAACCTTCATCATAGGAGTGATCTGTGTCCTTATAGTGTGGTTTATCTGGTATGTTTGGATTCCATAGAAAGGGAATTCCAGTCTTATTACCATCGTCTAATGGATTTTCTTTGACATATCCAATATACTTTGCATTCGCATCCTGTTCTAATATTTCATTTACTCTTTCATCATACCATGCTATTGGTATACCTATGTCTAGTGACTTCAAATATTCTGATTTGTACAGATATAATAACTCGTAACTTAGGAAGGTTGGATTCTTGAATTTAGGTAATTGATCTAGGAAGTGTCTTGTGGTGGATTCTTCTCGTATTCTATTTTGTTGATTATGAAGAATGGTCTGATCCCTACCGATGACTATGACTTTGGTATTGACACCCAAGTCCTGTGCATTTGAACAAAACTGTTCGACGTTTGGACACCATTTAGTCCCTTTACTTTGTATGCCAAGTGGGATACTTATAGAAGTAAAAAAATATTGACTCTGCGACCAGTCAAATTTATGCAGAGTGGATGGATCCCTCCAATATTCCGCAAAGGGCTCTGAAAAACGGTGAGCTTCCCAATAATTATCAAGAAGACTCTTCCAACCAAACACGTCTTGGTGAAGTGAGAAAATTTTAGACCAAAGGTGGTTGCCCGAACCTTGAGGTCCCGTGAGCACGACAAGCGTCTTGTTCATCATAATCAGTACCTTTATCTAATTATAACATAAATAATCTGGACTGTATATACAGTCATTTTAGGTATATACCATATGGCAAATCCAAAGATTAAAATAAAGCGATCTAGTGTCGCTGGAAAGGTACCACATTACCCTAATACACTGGATTTAGGGGAATTCGCAATCAATACTGCAGACGGTAAAGTCTTCATTGCTGCAGGTGTGAATGGTGTGGGAGTAGGAACAACTGTTAGAGAAGTCGGACTTTCTACAGAAAATGTTCTAGCACAAACGTTAGTTGTTGACGGTCAATCAACATTCAATCATGCAAATTTTACAGGTGTATCTACATTTTCAGGTGCATTTGAAGCCAGTTCAGTAAGAGCAAATATATTTTCAACTGGTATATCAACCATATCTGGATTTCGTTTCCCGTCATCCGACGGGACGGAAGATCAAGCTTTGGTTACGGATGGATCGGGAAGTCTCTCGTTCAAAACTCTGTCAGGTGGCGGTGGTGGTGCCACAGGTGCTGCAACAACAATCTCTGCAGGTATAACAACAGCAACAGCAGGTCAAACTGTATTCACCACACCTCATCCACACAATGATGGTACTGACACATTCAGTCATCAGGTGTTCCTGAATGGTCTAAAGATGAGACCAGAGGGTGCAGGTGCATCTACAAGAGACTTTGTATCATCTAGTAATAGTACAATAACTTTTGACACTGGTGTAAATCTGAATGATGAAGTAAGAACTGTCGTATATTTTGGACATACACTTGATGAGGAGTACTTTACTGCCACAGCAGGTCAAACTTTGTTTGCACTATCTGGATCATTATCAGCACAGAAAAACTTCAAGGTATATGTCAACGGGGTCAAACTAAGAAATGGTACAGACTTTGGTGTGGCAGCACCTGTCACACTGGTATCCCCTGCTGCAGCTGGTGATCATATAGAGATAACCTGTGACAATGCAGAGGATGCTTTTACAGCAACTTCTGGACAAGCAAGTTTTACACCAACATCTACTGATATATCTACTGATAACATGCAAGTCTACGTCAATGGTATCATCCAAAACGAGACTGAGGATTATACAATTGGAAGTCCATCGGTGACTATAACTGATGGTGCAGGTCTCGACGCAGGTGACCAAGTAGATGTTGTCATTAGACGATCCTAAATAAGAACATGGCAATCAATTCTAGACAAGACCTAATAGATTACGGTAAGAGGCAACTTGGTGCTCCTGTGCTTGAGATCAACGTTGCAGATGAGCAAGTAGAAGATGCTTTAGATGACACTATAACTCTATATCAAGATCGACACTATGATGGTGTTGAGAAGATGTATCTCAAACATAAAATTACAAAAGATTTTACAGATACAATACAAGCAACCAGTGCAGAGGGTCGTGAAACATCGCTAGGTATCACAACCACTACCAGTTCAAGCGTAAACATAACAGGTATAGGCACTACTACTTTCAACTTTGATGAGACACAAAACTTTATTCAAATACCAGATGCAGTCATAGGTATAGAGAAAGTATGGAAGGTTGACAGTCGTGCCATAGCATCAAATATGTTCAACATAACATATCAATTATTTTTGAACGAGATATACTATTTCAGTTCAATGGAACTGTTGAGTTATACACAGACAAAGAGATATCTTGAAGACATAGATTTTATATTACATCCTGACAAACAAATAAGATTCAACAGAAGACAAAACAGATTATATATTGACTCCGATTACAGTAGTATGAAGGAAGATGATTATCTTATCATAGAATGTTATAGAGTATTAGATCCTGAAGCGTATACAAAGGTATACAATGATAGATGGGTCAAGAGATACTTCACAGCGAAATTGAAGAAGCAATGGGGTCAGAATCTTATCAAGTTTCAAGGAGTCAAATTACCAGGTGGTGTAGAGTTGAATGGTAGAGCAATATATGATGATGGTAATGCAGAGATACAGGAACTTGAAGGTAAGATGAGCACAGAATACGAATTACCACCACTTGACTTCATTGGATAATGGCACTAAATCCATTTTTTTTACAGGGTAGTAAAGGTGAGCAAAACCTGCTGAGAGATCTTGCCAAAGAGCAGATCCAAATGCATGGTATAGAGTTTATATACATGCCTCGTACTTTGGTAAATCAGAAGGAGGTGATGAAAGAGATCACCAGTTCTAAGTTTGAAAAATCTTTCCCACTTGAAGGTTACATATCATCATATGAAGGATTCGATTCTGGATATAATTTACTTACAAAGTTTGGTGTAAGATCAACAGCAGAAATGAAGATTGTAATCTCAATAGAGAGATATGATCAAGGTATTGCACCTCTATTATCACAATCAAGACCTAATGAGGGGGATCTTATGTACTTCCCTCTTAGAGATATAATATTTGAAATTAAGTATGTAAATGATATTGAGAATTTTTATCAACTACGTGAGAGATATACATACGAACTAACGTGTGAACCATTCGAGTTTGAAGATGAGGTAATCGACACTGGTGTCACTGCTATTGATGACGATTTCGATGACGAAGGTTATACAGTAACAATGGTGCTTGGTGACAAGGGAACAAGAGCAACAGCGACAGCAACCATAGGTAATGGTGCTATATACAAGATTGATTTGATAAGTGGTGGTGCAGGTTATACGAATGCACCTACCATAGTAATCGAACCACCTGACAGTGGAACTCAAGCGACTGCGGTTGCAATCACATCTACCTCAGGATCAAGACTCAATACATCATTGAGAGTGTCTGACATAAGGATAACAAATCCTGGTGCAGGTTATACACAGATACCAAATATACAATTCATTCCTGAAGATGGTAAGGGTATAGGTGCAAGTGCAGTTGCAGGTCTTGGTACAAGTGGTGTAATTACAGGTATTACTATAACTAATGCAGGTGCAGGTTATGTTACTCCTCCATTGGTCACTGTCAGTAACCCTGCTGCTGGTGGAGAGGTTGGTGTGCTCACTGCACGTATCAATACAACAACAAATCAAGTCACAAATATTGATATTCTAAATGCAGGTCATAGTTACGCATCTGCTCCTACAATTACTGTTGGTTCTGCAAGCACCATAGGAAGTGGAATATTCAAATATGGTCAAGTTATCACTGGTGAGTCTTCTCTTACAACAGCGTTTGTGACTAAGTGGGATACAACCACTAATACTTTACTTGCTAGAAATCTTTCTGGTAATTTTGCAGTTGGAGAAAACATAACTAATGTAGGATTTGGAACTGCTGTCTATGCATTAGATAGTATAAATTATGATGACGATGATGCTTACAATACAGGAGATGAGATAGAAACCTTATCGACCACAAGCATCTTAGATTTTACAGAGAAAAACCCATTTGGTGAAGTGTAATGTTAGGAAGTTATTTTTACAATGAGACAATAAGAAAGACAGTAATAGCTTTCGGCACATTGTTCAACAATATAAAGATAAAGAAATTTGCAAATGATGGAAAGGCAATTAGTCAAATCAAAGTCCCTATCGCCTACGGTCCTATGCAAAGATTTCTTGCAAGGATTGAACAACAATCAAACTTTGATGACAACGTTGCTATAAATTTACCAAGGTTGTCATTTGAAATAACATCATACGCTTATGATCCAAGTCGTAAGTCATCACCTATAACAAAATTCACAGGTAAAGGGTCAGATAAAACTAAACACAAAAAAATATTTCTCCCTGTACCCTACGAGATAGGATTCAGACTCAGTTTTGCAACTAAGCAACAAGATGATGCTTTACAAATCATAGAGCAAATACTACCGCACTTCCAACCATCATTCAATGTCACTGTAAATATGCTAGAGAATGTTGAAGAGAAAAGAGATGTACCATTTACTTTGGCAAATGTATCTTTCGTTGATGAGTATGAAGGTGATTTTTCAACAAGAAGATTTATACAATATGATCTAGATTTCATAGCAAAAACATATTTCTATTCAGAAATACCAACAGACGAGTCTGGAATTATCAAGAAGGTACAAGTCGATTACTCTACTGCTATCAGAGCACCAAGAGCACAGAGATATACAGTTGTGCCACAGGCAGTCAAAGACTATAACAGTGATACTACAACCACGATCACATCAGAGATAACAACTAAGCAGACACTGATCTCTGTGTCATCTGCTGCATCACTATCTACAAACACATATATCCAAATCAACTCAGAGGTATTCAGAATCAGAGAAATCAATGGAACTAACCTCTTGGTACAAAGAGGACAGTTTGGTAGTAAGATAACAGAGCACTATGCAGGTACCACAATAAGTCAAGTTGATGCTCAAGATAGTGCACTCATAGAGGTTGGAGATGAGTTTGGTTTCACAGAAAGTAGATCATTCTTTGACTCTGACGGATTAGAATATAGCACTGTACAAGGTGGCGATATCTAAATAATTAAAAATACACCGAATACTCCGAATATTTGCCCGTCATTATTTGGAACAAAATGTCAAACTCTTATGATGCTATTGATAAAGCACTAGATGTGAAGTCTGAGATAGTACGTGAAAAAAAGAAACTAAGTAAAAAATCTAGTGATCAAGATGATCCTACAAAGGATTATGAATATAGTCGTGCTCAATTATATAATCTCGTAGAGAAGGGACAAGAGGCAGTCAATGGTATACTCGATGTATGTCAAGACTCACAACATCCCAGAGCATATGAAGTAGCAGGTCAGTTGATCAAGCACGTTGCAGACACAACAGATAAATTAGTTGATTTGCAAAAGAAGATGAAAGACTTAGATGAAGATAAAGGTCCTAAATCCGTAACTAACAATGCTATGTTTGTAGGCAGCACTTCTGATCTTCAGAAAATGTTGAAGCAAATGGGCAAGGATAAATAAAACATGGAAAACATAAACGAAGCACCAGTCGTCGCTGCAGGTACAAAAGTTGTAGCAGGTCTTGCAAAAGCAGGTGCCAAAGCAGCAGCAAAAGGTGGTAAAGCAGCATCAAAATCCTCAAAAAATATCAGCAAAGCTGTAAGTAAATTCAAGCGTCCAAATATTAGGAGTTATAAGGATCCTAAGACTGGTAAGGTTGACATTGATAGATATCGTTCTGATCAAGCAAAGTACAAAAAGATAAAGCAAGATCAGAAAAATAGACCTGACATGTCAAATGTCAAACCTGACGGTGTTGACACTAAGAGAACTGAAAGAGGTGAAAGAAAACTCAAGGCAATAGATAAAGTTACTGATAAAAAGAAAGAGGCAGTCAAACAAGGTTTGCAAACCACAGGTAATGTTGCCAAGGGAACTGCAAAAGTTGCTGGTAAAGTTGTCAAGGGAACTGCAAAAGCTATAGGTTCAGGTAGTAGTGCATTTGGTACATCATCATTCAGCAAAGAATCTAAAATTACATTCAAGGACTATCTAAACAAATTATGATTTTATGAGTGACATTTATCTTGGTAATCCGAATCTAAAGAAAGCAAATACACAACAAGAATTCACTGAGGAACATGTAAAAGAATTCCTCAAGTGTAAAGCAGACCCAGTATACTTCACTGAGAAGCATATAAAAATTGTGAACGTTGATGAGGGTCTCGTTAGTTTTAACATGTACAAGTTTCAAAAGAAACTGCTAAAAAATTTTCATAAGAATAGGTTTAATATATGTAAGATGCCTCGACAGACTGGTAAGTCTACAACGGTGGTATCATATCTTCTCCATTACGCTATCTTCAACGATAATGTCAACATCGGAATTCTCGCTAATAAAGCAGCGACTGCTAGAGATCTGCTCGGACGACTACAACTGGCGTACGAAAACCTGCCGAGGTGGATGCAGCAAGGAATCGTTGCATGGAATAAGGGTTCTATGGAACTCGAAAACGGATCAAAAATAATAGCAGCATCTACCTCTGCATCAGCAGT